TAAGGGCACTCTTACTGGACTCATGCGAGATATGAGAGAAAAGGATCTCGAGGAAGCTGAAGTTAATTTCTACGATCAGCTTAGAAGTGAAAATACTCGTTGGGCTATCGACATGAGCATGAGAAGCATGATGGAAAACTGTGCTTTTGATGAGAATGATGTTAATGACATTATTGAGATGCAGAGAAGTGAACTTTCTGAATTGCAAGATAAAGCTGCGGATTTGGAAGAAGACAAACGGCTTTTAAAAGTTGAGGAATATGAGCTAAAGGAACGGATACAGTGCCTTGAGGCAGAAGTGTTGAAGTTGGGAGGTAATGTAGATGTCGGAATTGGCTAGATCTTCAGCCAACCAATTTCAAAGACACATGCTTACAAACGCGCGGCGCAAAGTGTATTTGCTTGATGCTGCAACGATAAATTTCTATAGACGAAATCCAGTAATTGCATGTGAAGATCTACTTGGAATTTACCTTTCAGATGCTCAGGCTTGGATGTTAGCTGAGTCATGGAACTCTGAAAAAATAGTATGGGCCTGTACTCGAAATTTTGGAAAATCATTTTTAATAGCCATATTTGCAGTATTAAAGGCAATTCTTTATCCAAATCAAAACATATACATAATTTCTTCAGTTGGTAATCAGGCTAAAGAAACATTTACGAAAATTGAAGAAATCGCACTTCGTTCTGGTAGGACAGCAGAATCTATTCCGGATTTAAAAGACATATTAGCAAGTGAAATTGAGGGAAATGCAAAAAATCCAGATGGATTTAAACACGATCCGGCCGGATATAGTGTCGCGTTTCATAACGGATCTAAGATATTTACGTTGAACTCAAAGCCAGATAATACGAGAGGTAAATTACAATTTAATGGCCTAATTATAAAAATAAATCTTATGGAGGAACTTATAATTGAGCAAAACTTATTCAAGATGGAAACCTGATGAGGTTACATATTTACAAAATAATTATTCATTAGTGCCAGCAAGCGAAATTGCTGCAGCATTAGGTAAAAATTTGCAATCCGTACGCAATAAAGCATCGCGATTAAAGCTCAAAAGCTTTACCGATATAACTAGGATGTGGAGAGATGAAGAATTAGAGTTTTTAAAAAATAATTATTTAGACATGACACATCAAGAAATTGCTGAGTATTTAGGACGTACAAAAACTGCAGTCGATTTAAAATTGAGTCAGTTGGGCTTAAAAAAAGAAAAATATACATACAATAAGATGTTCTTTGATCAAATAGACACGGAAGAAAAAGCTTACTGGCTAGGTTTTATATATGCAGATGGATATGTCCATGTTAACCCTGAAAAATACCAGCATGAGGTCGGAATACAGTTGCAGTGGCGTGATCGCGAACACTTGAAAAAATTTAATAAAGCATTAAACGGAAATATCTCAGTTAACAAACGATCGCGAACCAATCCATTTAACGGACGTCCCTATTATGTGTGTGAGATTCGATTATATTCGAAACGTATGGTTGAATCGTTAGCTAGATATAATTTAAGCAATGGTAAGAGCTATACTATCTCGTTCCCATCAGATATCTCTTCTGAGTTGGTTAGACATTTTATTAGAGGTTTTTTTGACGGCGATGGATGCATTTGTAGGGATAATAAAAAACGCGAAACGGTATCATTCGACTTTTGCTGCGCAAATAAAGGTTTTTTAGAAAAAATTCGTTCTGAGTTGTACAAACATGGTGTGTATTCATATATTTTTCGTGAAAAAGCATATTCTGATTTTGACATGCAACATGCTGAAAAAATAGATGGCGTATTTTATAAAAATACCTATCGACTTTACATAAAGGGGGTAAAAAACACAGTAAGCATGATTGAATACCTATACGGTTCAAATGTGACCATTTATTTAGATAGAAAATATCAATTTGCAATGGATAATTATCATAAACTAGCACAACGTTTGCCTCGTCACTCGGAAACGAGTGATTTTTTATTACATTAAATGAGGAAGAAATCGGGAAAGCTGAAACGCCAATCCGAGTGGAAGGCTACAATTAAAGCTGTAGTCACACGCAGAGCATAGATGTTGAACCTGTTTATCGCAGAATATAATACATCCACGAGTCCTCATCCCCTAACAACATAGTTGTGGGTGAAAAGCTATGCCGAACTTATAGGAATTACCAACTATAAGAATTACAGGATAAAAAGCCTGTAAGATAACATTTGAAACGTGCTACCTTAATTATCTATGATGAAGCGGCATTTATTGCTCCTGAGCTAGTGGATGCCACTCTTCCATTCATTTCTCAGGATGCCACAGCTCGATATGGTAAGGACGCAGCGAAAGAAAAAGATACATTAACCCGCCAGCCTTACAGTCAAGTATTGTATGCTTCGTCCCAAGATACGATTGATACAGTTTTCTATAAAAGGTTTAAAGAGTATGCGAAACACATGATCGCTGGAGATAAGCGCTATTTCGTGTGCGATATGCCTTGTTACACGGCTATGACAATGTACAGCAAAGGCGAGCCTATCGCTCCTCTACTCTCTAAATCTGTAGTAGATGGAGAATTGAAGAGCAACCCAGAAAGAGCAAGAAGAGAATATTTTAACAAGCCTGACCTTTCTGGCGGAGACAACCAAATTATCAAATGGGGTACGATGCGAAGAAATGAAATGCAGATTATCCCATATGAAGAATGCCGAGGAAATAAAATAATCCTAGGCTTTGACCCTGCTCGAACTATGGATAATTCGATCGTAGCAGCAATGGAAGTTGTAGATGATCCAGAGATGGGCATTTGTGGCAATATCATTGGCTGTACAAATCTTGTTGATACAGCAAGTAGAAAGAAATACAAATTAGACTCCAACAGACAGTTGGAAGAATTAAGAAACATTATACTCGCCTACAACGGTGACAATTTGGATTATGAGTACATCGACTCGCTCCAAATTGATAGCGGATCCGGAGGCGGAGGTTTGAAAAAGCTTCCTGCGTGAAGTAATTCACGTATGAAAAACGCATTGAATTGCTGGGAAGCCCTTAAAGTTGAATAAACTACAGCATAAAGATGAAATAAACTTAGGTGCGAATGTCAAAAAATTATTCAAATTGGGTAATCAGCAGCGAAGTTCCGAATAGGAAAACGTTCAACGACTATCCCTTTGGGAGTACATATATAAGCTATTGATATATGGAAGCGGTGCGCTCCATTTTATGGATGAAGATATAGTCTATACTTTAATGAAAATTAAAGTCTGGCATAAGTTGCCAGAGGTGATGTAGCGAATCACGTCATTTAATACATTAGGTTTCAACATACGCTGACCAACTGCTCAATGATTTTATTGGGCCCGATGGTCGACAACATAAGGGTCTAATTGACCTACAAGATGATAAATATTTAGGCTTTCGCAGCAGATATCCTCATGCTGTTGATAAGGTACGGCTCGTTTCTCCGAGAAAGTATCGTACTCAGATGGTGGAGGAATTCATAGAGCTGATGGAGCTGGGAGTTATCAGATTCCCCTACTCCTATAGCGGGGCTGATTTCTTGAAAATAGCTAAGGGAGTCAATGAAGATGGAGAAGAAATCTTGGAAAACTACATGCTTTCACAAGATGAAAAACTTCATTTATCCCAGATTGACTTGATGAAAACAGAGATCTGCTCAATTCATAAGAGCCAAAATGCAGAAGGTACAAGCGTTACCTACGCATTAGCAAAGGAAAAGCAAAACACTATGCATACCCAAAGTTGTGCATCTGCGGCATAATCCCATAATCCGCAGTAAAAAATCCAGCCTGATTGACTTGGAAGCCCAGAGGTGGGCGGCAGGGGCGAACCTTTTTTGAGAGGACGCTGAACGACTGAGTGGTTGG